CTAACTCGTGCTGATTACATTGGTTTGTGCAACGCAATTGCAGATGGGTGTGTGTCGGGTAAGTTTGTTGAGAGCTTGTGTCTATGGATGGGCAAGGACAATCCCAAGTTTAAGCGGGTAAAGTTTGAGTTGTTTCTTGCTAAGATGATTGAAGAAAAACGTAAAGAAAAAGGAGCAGCGTAATATGTTTAATATGGTCGAAGCTATCATGCAGTATGGTGCCAGTGACAAACTCACGGGTGATGCATGGAAAACGCTTGTTGAAAATGTGCAGAAAACAGTAGCAGATGGTGGTGTTGTTGTCGAAGTTCTTAAGAACGCTGAAGCAGAGTTTAAAGAGCGCACTAAGAAACCACTGCCTAGTGCATGGCGTAGTGCTAAGAGTGTGGTGCTGCGTGCATACGAGAAGGGCATCAATCTCACAGATGAGCAGGGTGTGGTGGGTAAGACTGCGGTAGAGAAGATGTTGAAGGAGTCAAAGGAACCAGCAAATAGTGCAGATAAAGTGCGTGCATGTATGGAAAGAGTTGCAGCATTAATTGAGAGTGAGGAACGACCAGTATCATCCGCACTAGTGTGTATAGTCAACGAGTATACAGCGAGGTGGACTCATGCTTGATAGCTACATCATAACGCAGTATGTATCAGCGTGTGCTGACAGTGCAGGGATTATGGTTGTGTGGGAGAAAGATGGTGTGCCTCGCACCAATGGGCGCACAATGTTCCTTCCACGATTCAATGCCTATGCTACACACGAGGACAAGGTTAGACTGATACACTTCGTGAAGCACGAGACATGCCATATAAAGGAGAGTGACTTTACAAAGTTGAAAGCTAAGAATCCACAAGGTATCCTTGCCTTTGTAAATAACCTGCTAGAAGATCATCGCATTGACTATCGTAACGACAGCATGTATGCAGGTGACAAGAGTAATAGCGAAGAATACATGCGTGTCTATGCCAAGCAGGTAGAATCTACAAAGTTGTCCGATGACGCTATCAATTACTTTATACCACTGTTCAAGTGGGATTTAGATATACGTGATGATCTGTGGACACGCACTGCTGATCCGTTCAAGATTGCAACACCATACGCACAGGAGGTGTATGACAAACTATCTGCCGGTGACTATGGCAGTGTTCTTAGGAACATTCGGAAGATTGATGATAAGAGTGAAGCATTCGATGCAGTGTATGCACTTGCAAAGCGTATAGTAGATGAGGTGTTTGACGTACGACCTGAGAGTATGGAAGGCAAGGCTGCTGCTGCACGTATCAAGAAGGCAAGTGAGAAAGATGGTGAAGGTAGTGATGGTGCATCTAAGCTGAAGGGTGTTGCAGATGTTGAGATAGATGGTATGCCTATGCCAAACCCTGAGCACACAGACGATAGAAGCATGGATGGTAGCACAGTAGAGTCTACAGCTACAGGTAGTTACACACCTACACCAGCCGATCTAATTGAAACGTTTAACTTCGTAACTGGAAATGTTGCAGAATCAATTTCAATTGACCATAAACATGCAGCAGACTATCTAACCATTGCACAAGACAGTGAGAATGTATCTAATCAGATACGTTCCAAGTTGCAGATTATCTCACGTGATAGGTATGAGTATGGTAAGAAGAGTGGTAAGTTGAATGGGTCATCAATCTATCGTGTTGGTATGAAAGATGCGAAGGGTTTGAATGAGCGTATCTTTAAGCAGAAGATTACAAACAAAGTATTAGATGTGTCTGTGCAGTTGTTGGTAGATGCATCAGGTAGCATGAGTGGAAGTAAGTTTGAAGTTGCTAGTGCTGCATCAATCATTCTTAACAAAGTGTTGTCTAATGTTCTTAAGATTCCCACAGAAATACTTGCGTTCTCTGATGGCAGACGTCATCGGATGTTCATTATGAAAGAGTTTGACAAAGCAGTTAGTGATACTAGTCTTGCTGAATCCTTTTCCACTGTTAGTGGTCATCTGTGCGACAATGTTGACGGTGAGAGTTTAGTGTATGGATATAGTCGTATCATAAAACGTAAGGAGAAACGTAAACTTATGATTGTGTTGTCTGATGGTGCGCCTTGTGGTGGACACGACAGAGGCGACATAAGTGCGTATACACGTAGCGTTATACGCAACATAGAAAAAACACCTGTAGAATTGTTAGGTATTGGATTGATGCACGATACTAGTAAGTGGTATAAGAACAGTGCTGTAATTAAAAATGCAAGTAGCACTAGCACTGCCTTGTTATCTATCATCACTAATAAAATTATTAAATAAGGAGTAGTCATGTCTACTGCACCAGATATGGATAAGTTTGTTGCTGCTGCTATGGCTGAGTATATGGACAAGCCTGTTGTTACACCTTATACGGATGTTAAATCTGAACCACCTAAGCGTGCTGAACGTGTTGAGGTGAAGTTGCGTGAGGGTGAGGTGAAGTTCTCCTCTCTGTTCGGCAACGTTCCTAAGAACATTGCAGACTTTGGTGTGAAGAAGTTTGTTGGTGTGCCTGAGTGTGTGTCTGCATTCATTCCTAAAGAGGACGAGCATTACAAGGTGCAGACAGAGGAAGCAGCTAGGCTTGTGTCTGCTATAGCAGATGGTGACAAGGTGCTACTCACCGGACCCACTGGCAGTGGCAAGAGTAGTCTTGTCAAGTATGTGTGTAGTAAGTTGGGTGCACCATTCATTCGTATCAATATGTCTGCCGATGCAGAGAGCAGTGTGTTGTTCGGTCAGTTGGTTGCACGTGATGGCTCTACTGTGTGGGAAGATGGTCCTATCACGGAAGCAGTGAGGCATGGTGCTGTCGTTCTGATTGACGAGTGGGAGTTGATGCCACCTGAGATTAGCATGGGATTGCAGAATCTGCTGGAAGATGATGGCTATCTTTACCTGAAAGAAATGCCCGGTAATTCCAGTGACAAAACAATTGTTCCGCATCCTAACTTCCGCATTGTATGTGCAGGTAATACAGTGGGGCAGGGTGATGACAATGGTTCGTTCTCAGGAACACTGGTGCAGAACAGTGCTACACTAGATCGCTTCACTACAACGATTCATCTGGACTATCTTGATGCAGTGCATGAGGTGAGTGTTATCAAGAGCCGCACTGGTGTAGCGGTGGAGATTGCAGGTAACATGGTTAAGTTGGCACAGTTGATACGCAATGCGTATAACAACAGGTCAATCAATCTTACGATGTCGCCTCGCACACTTATCAATTGGTCACGCAAGTATGCCAAGCACAAAGACTTGCGAGAGTGCTTTAACATTGCGTTCTTCGACAAGCTGCGTGATAGTGACAAGAAGGTTGTTATCGAACTGTATAACAAGGTATTCAAATAAGGAGAGTGTAAGTGTCTTATCGTCAATACTATTTCAAGCAGATGGTTAGGACTGCTAAAGCGTTCTTCATCTACTTAAATGGTTTTATTTTTAATAGGAAAGTATGATGAGTGCCAATCTTAGTAACAAGCGTAGCCGTGTAGGGTATGTTGCAGTTGGGTATGTGGAAGCAGATGACAATTGGGTTACGAGTGAACGTGTCTACTCTGTATCTACAGATGCAATTAAAAACCTTGAGTGGTGTTACAACGTGCGACAAGATACAATCTCTACTGTTAGGATTGCATTGAAATGATTGACACACTATTTCCTACGCCTAAACAGCTTGTAATAATTGAGCGTATTACAAAGAGAGTTGAGCAGCCCAAACCTGTACGAGTTGTTGGGCGTAGGACATGGAGAAAAGGACAGGGTAATGTTCTTAAGAACAGACCTTACTATCTGAAGAACAGAGAGAAGATGATAGAAAAAGCTAGGCAGTGGAACTTGTTAAACAAAGAAAGACACAAAGAAATACAACGTGAGTATGATTCACGTAGACGTAGTAGTGCATTAGGATTACGTAAAGTTGTATTCTTTGAAGATTGAATAAGGAGAAAGTGTGGACCAACATGACATCATCAGCATGGCGAATAAAGTAGGTTTTATAGCCAGTGTAAGTTCGGAGCATTATGGTGATGTTCCTTTCGTCAAGCTACCTCATCCTACACCTAAATCCACTGAATTATTTTTGATGCTTAGAAACTTCGCCGCCCTTGTCGCCGCTACCGAGCGTGAAGAGTGTGCGAAGGTGTGTGAAATAGTAGCCCGTGAATCAGGTAACATGAGAGAGTCGTTGGTTGCTGTAACTTGTGCAAACACAATCAGAGCGAGGGGAGAGAAATGAGCATCGAAGCCATGAAACAGGCGCTGGAGGCGTTGGAGTATTGCAAGCACCTAGCGGAATGCCAGCGCGTATGGGGTGGGACTGAATGGAGTTACCCGTTTCCGTGGAAGCGTATATTCGACTCAACAACGAAATCCCTCCACACCATTCGCACCGCCATTGAGCAGGCAGAGAAGCAGGCCGAACCGTTTGGGTACTTCCAATACGACGTAAAACTAGATGCGTGGGTCAAAAGCAAAACTAATAATGGGGTCGCCTTCTACACTACTCCACCCGCAGCGCAGTCTCAAGACATAAAAAGCGGAATCGAAACTGTGGCCGCGCAGGAGGGGAAGAAATGAATATCTTTGTATTAGATAATGATCCTGTAATAGCAGCACAGATGCAGTGTGATAAGCATGTAGTTAAGATGTGCCTTGAATCTGCACAGATGTTATCCACAGTAGCTGGTGGTCCATACAAACCCACTCATGCAAAGCATCCATGCACTGTGTGGGCAGGTAAGACGTTAGGTAATTTCAGGTGGCTAGTTGTGCATGGTCTTGCATTGTGTGATGAATACACCTACAGGTATGGTAAGAAACATAAGTGCCGTGATATAATCAGCAACATCAAGGAACCTTTGTTCGATGAAGTTGTTCTAACCAGATTCGCATTGGCTATGCCCATTGAACACTACGACCCTGATCCTGTTATTGCCTATCGTTCCTACTACAAGACAAAGCAGGATAAGTTTGCAGTGACTTATACAAAACGACCAATGCCTGATTGGTTGCGTTCCTAAGAACAGGAAACTATATGTCCTATTTTTCTCGAAAAGAAATGTCTTCATACGTTGGTACTGTTTGTTATACACTTGGTGTAGATAAACAAATGCATGTCAATCACGATGATTGTCCATCAGGTAAGGATGATAAGAAACGACTGTACATCAAGCGTACTCCAGATAGTTTTCTTTTCTATTGTCACCACTGTTCTCAGAGTGGTTACTATCGTACAGTAGACAAACTGATACGTGCATCTGAATTAGTTGTAGAGAGTACGCCAGAGTATAGCACTTATAAAGACATTGCAGAAGAGTTGTCACACTACAATGCTATTGGAGATATGGATAAATGGCCTATCCAAGCTAAGATGTGGTGGCTATCGTATGGGTTGGATGACAAGGATGCTAAGAGACATCTAGTGCAATGGCGAGAGGGTAGTGATCCTAGACTGTGGCTGAATGCAGCAGGTACGGCGTGGCAAGGTAGATCGTTTGATTCAAACCCACGCAGGAAGTATATTACGATACAAGTGACAGATAGACTACCTGCTATGTTTCTTTCACGTACATCACGCGATTGCTTAGTGATTGTTGAGGATATTGTTAGTGCATACAAATTGCAGAAAGCAGGATATGATGCTATGTGTTTGATGGGTACAAACTTACGACATATACATCAGTTACAAACACAGTTATACAAGAGTGTATTTGTGTGGTTGGACAATGATCCAGCAGGTCAGACAGCATCTACTGTAGTAGTTAATAAACTTAAACTATCTGGAATTAAAGTACGTAACATCAATTACGTGCAGCCAAAGGAAGCATCCTTTAAACATATTGAAAGGTTGATACATGCATGACATTATCCTAATAAAGAAACTGTCTGATAAGAAGTTGTTCATCAGGCTTATTCCATACATCAAGGAACATTCTGTAAGTAAGGAGACTTGGAAATTTCTATCAGGAATGCGTAACTATTTTAAATCCTATCCAGATAATGATGCTATTAACTGGTCAGAGTTTAAGGTATTTTTCTTTGCAATCAGTAAGTTAAAGGATGACGAGCACAAACTATATGACATCTATTTCAAACGCATTGAGGAAGTAGATGCTGATAGTGCTGTTGTTGATGACGTTCTTAAGAACTACATCACAAGGGATTATGCTACACAGATTATGAACAAGGCAGTGAACATTCTCAACGAGTCTGATGAAGGTGTCATTGAGGATGTTGAAACAATCTTGTCAGCATACAAGAAAGAAGTTGGGTGTGTAGTAACTAAGGATGATTTGTTTGTACCTGCATCATTAAAGAGTGCAGTTGCTGAGTGCTCTAGTGCTGGATTCAGTTGGAGACTTAACGAACTGAACCTTAGTGCAGGACCACTCCGTACAGGAGACTTTGCTGTAATTGCTGCTAGGCCGGAGACTGGCAAGACAACGTTCATTGCGTCAGAGTTAACACACTTCGCTACACAATTGAAGGATGATAGTCGGCCTATTGTGTGGGTGAATAACGAAGAGCGTAGCAGTAAGGTTATGAGTAGGGTTATTCAATCCTACTTCGGAACTACATTGTCAGACCTATTGACACACGAGGATGAATATGATAAACGTTATCACACAGAAGTTGGTAACAGGATTCGTATCATCAATGATGAAATGGGTCTTAACAATGTAAAGAAACTAACAACGTTGTTTGAAGAATGTAACCCTGCTCTCATTGTATTCGATCAGTTGGATAAGGTACAGGGATTTAACAGAGAGGCTAGGGATGATATTCGGTTGGGTAAGTTGTATGAGTGGGCACGAGACTTGGCTAAGAAGTTTGGTCCAGTGATTGCAGTGAGTCAGGCATCTGAACAAGCAGACTATGTGAAATACATTCCCATGTCTATGCTGCGTGGTAGTAAGACAGACAAGGCAGGTGAAGCAGACCTTATTCTTACAATAGGTAAAGACCATGACGATGAGTATAAGCGTTACATTAACGTTCCTAAGAACAAACTGTGGGGTGGTCCTGTATCGAGAGAAGAGTTGAGACACGGTAGGTTTGAGGTTACAATTAAACCTGAGTTTGCCAGATATGTAGGAGTGTATTGATAATGAAACTTGACTATGTAGTTATTGATCTTGAGACTACAATGTGTTCACCTATCAGTAGTGAGGCACACGCTAAGTGGCCTTTGAATGATATTGTGATGGTGGGTATGCTTCAGAGGGATTCGACATATCTCTCAGAGAAACTAGGTGGTGACTACACTAGTGTTGAAAAGCAAATTAAAACCAGTTTTGATACAAAAAAAATAATTGTAGGGCACAACATCAAGTTTGATCTGCTCTATCTCTTACAAAAGAAACTCATCACACCAGAGACACTTGTAGAGCATGCAGTGTGGGATACTCAGTTGGTAGAGTATTTGCTTTCAGCACAGTTGCATACCTACCCATCATTGGATGAGTTGTCTACTAAGTATGGTGGAACACTTAAAGATGCAGCAGTTAAAGAGCATTGGGATAGTGGTCTACCTACTGAACTTATTCCAGAGGTTGTTTTAGAAAAGTATTTGTTAGCTGATCTTAAGAACACTGAACTTATATTCAAAGCACAAGTTGAGAAAGTTAAGAAGTATGGCATGTTGAAACTTGTTAATAGCCAGATGCTTGCCCTGATTGGCATCACAATCATGGAACACAATGGCATGAAGGTGGACCTGAAGTACATAGAGGACAAGTGTGACAAGTTGGGCGAGCAAATTAAGTCGCTAGAAGATTTACTACGGTCA